CATCCATATTTCTCACCATGGCATAAAGAGAAAAAGTAACGTTATATGGCACTTCTGAATACGAAAAGGTAGTTGATCCATCTGTTGATGGAGTAGCCCAAGTTTGATTTAACCTATTCTTTATTCTACCAGAGTCATATGATATCGCTGTAATTTCAAACGACATTCTAGGTAATGTAATTTGTACGCTAGTTTTATCTTCGTTGATACTGCTCGGCTGATCCAGACGCATTAAGAATTTTTCTGAAGGTCCATACGCAAGAGGAACTCTAATTCTATCAACCTGATCACCTGCTCTGTTAGTTCTTTGGATTACTATGTTATCAAACAGAGATCCAAAGCCAACAACTAACTTTCTTATTGCTGCATTATAGTAAGTACTGAACATTAATAGTTACCCTCCGAGAATGGATCAGTTTCGGAGAAGTCTAGGATGCTTTGTTTCTCGACACCAAAGGTATTAGCATCACCGTCAGGAACATTACTAACAATATTTTCTGGAATTACAAGGTTAGTACTATCAGAATCGGTTAGATAGTATTCTGTATCCGAGTTGCTACCTCTAACTGTTTCTGAACCATCAGTTATAAACGAACCGCTCGTACTCGATACTGTTAGTTTACTTGTTGCCAGTGACCAACCAACTACGGTTGCAGAAGCAGTTGCCTGTCCTAGTGTCGCACCCGTTAGTCCAGCGGCTTGGAATACTGTTTCACCTAAGTAGTAGCCAGGTCCAGAGTTGACCGCTGTTCCTACTGTGAACTCTGTTGCGTATTCCTTCGTGTTGTGTAGTTGATCTGGACCACAAACACCAGTCTGGAATTTCTCTAATGAGTAAGTGAAGAGTTCGGCTTGAATTAAGTAGGTTTGATTTTTACCCAACTGATAGAATGGATTCTCATGCTCTACGAAGTTAATCTCAAAAAGATAATTACCGAAGGGGAAGAAGATAAGATCTCCTTCTCTTGGTCTATCGACATTAGTTTCTAGATTGCTAATTTCATCCACGAACCTTCGTTTAGAAACAACCATTTCAACTTTGTCTTTGATCTCAAGACCATACTTGGCTAAAATATCACCCTCTCCTTGGAACCCATCGACACTCTGGAGGTACATTTCAATTTCATATGTCTTTGTGAATTGACTAAGAACATCCTCTCCGAAGAGAAGATCCTTCTTAACATATTCTCTAGGAAGATATAGAACATCCATACCCATCGTTTTGATTGCTTCGATGGTTAGATCTTCCATTAGAGTTTGTTCTGGAGCAGAACTTTTGAAGTTGAAGTATGGGTTTGTTGCCATTTATTATCCCGTCATAAAATCGATGGGAAGTTCGTATTGTAGTCGAATTTCTTCTTCTAGTCTTTCCACCTCTTGCTCTGCTTGTTGATAAATTTCTCCACCCTTTAGGCTTACTCCGCCAGGTAATTGAATTCCATCGTACTTGAGCATGTTCATCCCCCACTGTTTCTTAAGTAGGGCAGTAAAGTATTTCTTAAGCATTCTATCATTAAATATCTCAGTGTAGATATTTGGATTCAAGGCAGCGTATGCTTCGACGATGATGTAGTCACCGATAGTTGCATCGTTTGTCCAGTCCATATCAATGTGTAATTTGTTTGTTACTTTACTAAAACGTAAGGACTTGTCGGGATTGAAGAAGTCATTGATCAGACTATGATATCTTCTAAAAATATCATAAGAAGCAAGAGGTTCGGATCCGCCACCGAAAGCATTTCCTGTGTTGATACCAAACACATCGTTTAATGCCCACTGGTAACGAATATCAAACATGTTGGATGAGGAGGATTCCATACGAAAAATTCTAACCACAGACACAATGTCTGATCCATCGGGTCCACTTCCTGTAACGCCATCTACGGGTGGTAGATTTGACGTAGAAATATATCGATTTGAAACATCTGTTGAAGTTATTTGATGCTTGAAATAACAACGCTCAACACCATCGAAGTGTCGTTCTGTAAAGAATTCAAGTGCTTCGTCTAAACGATCTTCTGCCTGCTGGTAATCTACATTAATTTCAACAACAGGTGCGCCCAATTTACGCATGGCGTAATCGATAATTTGCTCTCTTGATGCAAGACTACCCATATGAGAACCTCCTATGTTCTTAAGTATGTATAAGAACATAGGAGGCGCTATGGATTTCGATTGTTTTTATTACTTGACGTTGGGTGGTGGTGCTTGGTTAATTGTAACCTGAACCGCTTCTACATCTTTCATATCCATCTGTTCAATGTAGTAACGTCTAGTGATAGGATTATTTGCCTCATCAGAAGAGGATGGTTCGTAGTTACTGAATCCAGGCATGTTTAAAGGACAAGAAACTTTAGGATAGTCTAGTTTACCATACTCATCATTTTCGGCAACTAACCAAGTTTGCTTCCTATCTCCACAACCACAACCACCACAATAAGATCGTTCTGAATCTACTTTACTTTCTCGTAGGTACTCACAGGGTGGTAGTTCTCCACTTCCCTGACACGAAAGAACACGAAGTTGCTTAGTTTTCCTATCGATTTTATTGTTCGCTAGACCTCTTGATGCCATTGCGGCAGCAAAAGAACCTACCATACCAATTCTATCTTTTAGGGTTTTCTTTTTTATTTCCTTTGCAGGAGCAAAATTTACATCTTCTTTTTTTTTGTTCTTCTTCTTTTCCGCATCAAGCCGTCGTTGGATATCTGATTCTGACATGTAAACTCCATCAAATTATAAGGGCTAGGTTATTGTAAATATCCTGTGGGATAGCATCTTGTAACGCTTGTCCTAAATCACTTTCCCATCTTACACTAGTATTTATACCCGTCAAGATTATTCTTAAAGTTTCTCCACCAGAAATATCAATTCCTTGTAGATCTGCTGCTGTTGCATTCTGGAAAAGATACTTGAGCAATTCTAGAACACTACTCGAATCATCTGTTGCACTTTCTGTGACTTGACTGAAATCGATTTCCTTGCAGTATATTGCCGATCCACTTGCTCTCGTTCCAAGATCACCAACGGTTGTGAAATTGGTTTGAGTGAACTTAGAGACAACTGTGATTGCTACTGTTTCTGCTAGGTTACGAGCGAAAGCGTCATAGTTTAAACCGCTGATAGTGTTCTTTCTGAAGTTTAATTTAGTGATGTAAGTTGGTTGAGGAATTATGGCTCCGTCATCTGGATTACTTCCGCCCCTAATACTATCTGGTAAATCACCTGTTGTGAGTGTTCGGTTTACGAGTGTAGGTAGAACACAGTCTGTAAGTGAAGTGGCTTCATTGAAAGTGTTACTTAATCCAAGATAACTTATCGAGGGAGTTCCTGAAATCTTTACACTGTTTAATGGATTTCCTATGAGTTCGATAAATGACAGATATGGTTTAGTTGATAAATCAATATCAGTTATGTTACATCTATTAACGTTGAAACTTTGTATCTGTGGGAAAGAACCCTGAATAGAACTTAAATTGGTATTGTAACTAGTCCTTAAGTCTGTGAGATAAATCTTATCTTCGCTGCCAAAATCAATATTACTCAAATTATTATATGACAAATCTAGTTCTGTTAGGTATGTAAGAGATGATAGATCATAAGATCCTGTAATGTTATTACCATTTAAATTTAAACTTTCAATGGCAGGAGCATTATCGAAAACAAGTCCTGATAGATTACTACCTCTTAGATCCAAAATTCTAAGTAGTGGTAATTCCGCCGCTTCAAAATCTGACTGAAGGGTAGTCCAATTATCTCCTTGTACACCAAACTGTCTTAGATTTGACATACCTTCTAGATTAACATAAGTTATCTTTCGATGTGATGCTGGTGGAGCGTTATCAAAACCAAATCTTGGTTCATTTAAGATGAGACTGGTGATACTGTTTGTTGGTTGATTTGTTTGAAGAACCTTTCCACGAAGAGCCTTTGAAGTCTCGAATGTTCTTGTGATTGGGAAAGGTTCTTTACCATCTATTCTATAAAACAGAAGTGATTTGCCTTCAATTAATATAGAATCTAGGAATGATCCTTCTTCTCCATCGACTCCAGTTCTGATGAAGTCTCTGAATGGTACATGATACCAGTTATACTTTTCTTTGGATAGTTCTCTTGAGTCTGTAAATATCTGAAGCAACGAAGGCGTTTCCGTTGCAGGCTCTAGACTATACAAACCAAGAACACTATCTTTGTAACCATTAGCAGGATTGAATAATGGAATAGCAGAAACTGTAGGATCTCCACACTGAGAACCAGCCCAAATATCATTTAGATCTTGCGTATCAGTTCTTGCAAAAATACTCACAACGTTTGGATTAGAGGCACTTGGATTGTCTGATTCTTTGCACTGACAAACTGCGGGATTTAGTGAACCACCAAACTCACTCATATCTGTTGTAAGGAAAGCAACCTTACCACAATCTCTGCTGTTTCCATTCACATCTGTACAAACCGTTCCAGGCCCGTGGAAGAAACCATTTAGTGCCTCACACTCAGGGAAAGTTTTTCCATCAAGGCAATTAGTAGAGGAGGTGCAGCAAGATCCAGTCGCTACAGGTTCTGGGTATGTTGAATCATATTCTTCACAGGTTTCGCATGTGTTTACCCATGTTCCGTAATTAGCAAAACAATCCTTGCTAGTAAAACCACTTAAGCACGCTCTTTGTGTACCTGTTTTAAACGTATAAAAGGTTTCATTTTGACCACTAACACTTCTGTAATGTGAACCAGTTTGTGTTGTGTCAAGAAGACAAAGACCCAGAATGTCTGGAGTTTCATTTACACCTTCTGTGCAGTCGGTACACTTTTTACCTGGCGTCCACTCTCCTCGCAAAAAGTCATCATCTGCTAGATAAACTTCATCAACACCTTCTGAGGCATACACATCTTTTCTTCTTGCTACTACTTCATAACATTCATATTCTGTTCTCATATCTTGACACTCGACGTTATCAACACTCTCACCTGGCTCAAAACTATCTGCGTTTTGAATATTATCAATTACATAACAAGTTCCAGCGAGTAGTTTGGCTCCTACTCCAGAGGTCAGTGTGTCTGCCAACAACTTACCAGTCACAGGCCAGTTTGTGATCTCATCACAATAAATTCCTGCTTGCCAAATACCCTTCAATGTTGCACATTGATCAAATGTCTTCGACTCACATCTCCATCTAGTATTATCTGGATTAGTATCATACCACTGACAACCTCCCCACATAATTCCCTTGTTTATATCACCATCGAGTGAAGTAACAATACCATCATCTCCCACGCATGTTTCTTCGTCAGGATATAGTTCAACAAGAACAGACTCTCTTGGTTTTAAGTAAGTTCTTCTGAAGTCGGCTCCTTCGTTTCCAGCAGCATCACTTAATTGATCTAACTCTTCGTCCGTATATTTTGGTAGTTCAGCACCAGACCACCTTCCATCTGGTGTGTAATATTTTGTCGTTGTTGGTTTGGAGCAAACTACACCAGATGATCCAAGTGTGGTAGGGTCTCGTCTAACGGGAGTTCTTGTTTCTCCAATCAACTGATCTGTTATGCAGTTATAGTTACCACCAACATTACAGTCTGTCCCTTGACCCTTCCACGAACCACCGTTGTTCAAACAATCAACCTCAGTTAAAATACCAAGACATTTTTGTCCCTTACAACAGGAGCCAATCTCTTGTGAACTTGGTAGTCTTTGAGATCCACAAGGATTAGAACTACATGTAACTTCTAGTTCGGTTAAAATTCCATCATGATAAATTCCACCTAGTTCTAAACAATAGGCCTTGTTGCATGTATCAAAACAACCCTCATCGATACAGCAGGCTTTCTTTGTAGAATCTAGGGCTGTTGTCTCAACACAAACTTTACCACCATAAAATACAGCATCAAAGTTTTCTGTATCAATACAAAAATCTTCTGTTACATTTTCTATGCAACCAGAACACCGTACACATGCACCATGTTGATCTGAGTTGAAGTTATTAAGACCTTGATCATCAGGTATGCCACTGTCCTCTACAGCAGGACATGGGTCTTGCACACAGTCAGAACCTTTACCTCGAAACAAGCCAAGTTCTCTTTTACACTCCAAAAACTTGATGTTATCTTCACAAACAAATTCATCAGTACCTGGCTTTAATTTACAACATGCACCAACGTCGTTGGGGTCTGGTTGATTTCCTTTTGATCTTGTTCTAAACTCAATGGGCATTCATGTCACCTTAGTTTGAAACTAATAACTGTAGTATTATTTAGTGTGGTTCTATTAACCTCGCATGTAGTATTTATCTGTCTAAAATCTACGCTGCTTTGATTACTTGCTGTACTTTGTCTGTTTACATTTGAGATGTAGAAAGGAGAAGCATAGCCTGGACTTGGATTACCACTTCCATCTCTTAGTCTTCTACCAAAGACTTTACCATTTCTCTCACAGATACTATTGGGGTCTGCCTCATAAGGAGGTTTGCCAGGAAAAGGTAGTACACCTTTATACCCGGGATCTCGACCAGTTCCTTTGTTTGGAACCTTACTAGGTGGAGTGATAAGTTTCTTGTCACATGCAGTTCCTCTAGTGCTAGGTGAAGCAAAAGAACTATAATCATATATGAATCTACATGTGCTTTGAATTTTGTCTTCACACTTTTTATTAGGGAACTGTCCGCAGGTCGGTTGTGGTAAACAGTCACAACCCATTTCACAATTAGATTGTGCTGCTAAATCTTCTAGATATTTTGGAATACCTGTGTCGGGACTGATTTCACTCTTATCTGTGTTTTCCACCAGAACACAATCACCATCAAAAGGCTCACATAATTCAGGTCCACACGTTCCACATTTTTCTGCAACTTCTATCATACGATCACAACGAACCTCATCTCTGGTGTCTCCACAGATTTGGGTTAACTCAGTACAAGTATCTTGAATGATTCCTACACAATCGTTTGGATCGATTACAGGTGGATCAAAATTATCGGCAAAGTATATTCTATCCTCAATCGTACATGGAGCAGGTTTACAACCACCCTTGTTTTTACAACAAGCGTTTGCGTTATAAGGAACCTTATTTCCTCCTGGCGTCAATAATGGTTTTGGTCTTATGGGTCGCTTATCTCCGTTGGGTGGTACAAAGATTGGTGGATAGTTTGGTGGTGGTGGTAAGAAACCACCACCTCTGCCATTAACTGGTCTACCAAATCCAGGCTTGTTGCCATCAAACTCACAGTTTGTACATGTAATCTTAACATCGTCTACTTCGCAGTTTTGACAACCATTGAATCCATCATCCTCTTGATCTTCGTTAGGACATTTGATAGACCAAGTTGCACAACAACACGCACCTGTGTATTTTTGCTTTTTACAATTGACCTCTTGACATGTCGCGTCGGGTGTGAATGTTCCTGAACATCTTTTATTAGCCTTCTCTACTGGATCGAAAGGACCAAACACAGGACCAATTAGTCTAGAACCAACGAATATATGATGACAACCTGCTCCCGCTTGACAACAGGCACCCTTAGTCCAGTCGCTTCTGGGTGTTCCGGGGCCTCCCTTTCCGCTGTCGCCTGGAAAAAGTGGTATTTCAAATTCTTCAGTATCATTTGGTTCTTTTTCGTTTTCGCATTCCCCATCCTCGCAGAATTCCGGCGCCCTTTCGCAGTCGCATTCTGGATCACCACCACCACAGTCATCATTAGAACCACAACATTCGTCAGACTGTGGATCATCACAACAAGGACTTCTTGATGGGTGTCCCGGAGGACAATCACAACATCCTGTTAATTCACAGGAACAATTACATGGTCCAGCGATGCTACAATTAACAGAGCCACATGTAGAATCTATTCCCATAAAGATTCCTCTCAGTGAGGAACACTCTTGTGGAGTTAGATTTGGAACACAATTTTCGTTACAGAAGCAACAAGCACCTCGGAATTCCTGATTACCACAACAATCATCACATTCTGTATCTGCTCCTAGCCATTGAATATTTAATTCTGGATTTTGTGCTTTTATGGCATCACAAACTTCTTCTAACATAATACCACGACAGTCCCCGTTTGTGTCATCACAACAAGCACCTACTGGTGGTGGATCACATACATTGATAGTCTCGCAGATTGTACAGGGATCTTCAGTAACAGTTGAAGGAATAAAATAACCGTTGATTAGGTTGCACTGTAGAAGAGTCGAGGGAAGCAAACACTTTGGTCTACCAACAGGTCCATTGTCACCGTACTGAGGTAATCCTAAACAACCTGAACATAAGTTGTTTTCTGAAATTGTGCCTTGTAGTTCATTACAGGCTGCTGTGTTGGGTACGTCAACACAACCGATTGGACATGGCGCACAACACTTGAATTGAAGGTCATTACCCAAATCACATTCAGAACAACTCAGAACATTTC